CATCGCGCAATTCCGAGCCGGAAATGTAGGGCTCAGGGCTATATCCCGGTACTAATAAGTTTAGCGGAAGTCTATCTCCCGCCATTCGTGTGCGAGTTCCTCTTCCAAATGTTGCTTTGCCTGCAGGTTCTGCTGGTATCTCATTCCGGCGTAAGCCCAGCATGTAACCCAAATCAGTCCTAGGCTTAACCACATCAAAGGGCAGCGACGGTGAAATCAACCGTGGCAGCAGTTCCGCCAGTTTCGCTCACAAACACTGGGCGAATGTATTTGACAGGGCGACCAGTAACACTATAGAAATAATTCCCGTTTGCCGTGATTGTCTGATCAGCGATGATGTCAGCCCAGTCACTGTTGTTCAAGCTTCCCTGAAGCGCCACCTTGACATTGGTGTTGATAGCAGCAACCTTTACAAACAACGTGTAGCTTGACGTTGCAAAATAATTATTGACAGCAACCTGAACTTCGCTGCCGTTACCAGGAGCGGTCAGCTGTGTACTGGTGTCAAAAATAGTATCTTGGAAATAATTTACGCCTGCCATCGCGCTTGTAAGGGTCTTTTGTTAACAATAACAGGGGGAATATTATCTGCGTGTGAGCGCACGACTTCCCTCATGTATGCAGGGTTGTTTAGTTGGAAGCGGGGATCATTTTCACCCGTATAAGACACAACAAGATTGCAGGGAGTGTGCTGTTCCTTTCTTGCCATGTTGAAAGGATCGCTAAACCCTGACGTCTGCATCTGATAATCGTTATACATATTCCTGTAAGTCACAGGAAACGATTGACTATATCCAGGGACAGCAGCGAATCTCATCAGTCCATCAACTCTGGAGCTTTGAATGCGCCTCTGAGTGCACCTAAAACGTCAAAAGACTTTGGTGCAAGAACCTTGGTCCCACCAATACCACCACCGATGTAGTTCTTCAAAAAGCTCATGTTCACACCAGAGGCTTTCTTCTTATCTGCCTCGGGCTCTACTGGAGGAGGTGCGGTCAGTTCTGGCACAGAAGACGAAACACCAGCTGCTTTCTGAGCTCCTGGGAGATACTTTTTATATGCACCACTCTTATAAACTGACCAGGCTCCAAGGCCTTGCGAGTCCAGAATTGACTTTGCAGCACGAACGTTGGTCTTGGGGTCATAAAGCTCTTCATTCGCCTTGAGTCCCAAATTTCTACGGCGTTCTGCACCCAGCATGTAGCCAGGCTCATCAATCATGTTGATCTGGTACAGACCAAACGAATAATCGCCAGTGCTTCTGTCGGGATTCAAAGCACGCGGATTCAGACCAGATTCTGCCTGGCTAATTGCAACCATGGTCGGAATCAAATCTTCTTTGACACCTTCTTGCCTGAGGAGACCTGCAAGCTGTGACTGAGATACTTGCTTCACGGTACTATCGATGATTGGTTTCGAGAAGGAGGCGGGTGCCGACAGCAACATCAGCAGGGCCAGGAAGAGCCTGGATGAACTCCGCACCTTCTCTATTGAAACGGTAACGAGCCTGCTCAGGGTTTCTGTAATTAGGTACATATAAATGCAGCGCCAAACGATCAGTCTCGTACAAATAAATCTGCGTCCACGTTTTCAACGTCTCTTTGAAATCTGTGGTCGCGATAGTACGATCAACGTCACCAGCGATTGACTCAACTCGACCTCTAGGCACCGTCGAGTTATTCATGGTGCCGGTCATATCTGTACGCTTTTCGGCTTCGTCACAACGCTCGATCTGCTCGACGATCTTGTCGTACCAGAAAGAGTCGGGAACGTTATCGAGAGCTTCTTCAAGACGGGCTAAGTCACCAGCAGGAATTGACGTGGTGTTGTAACCCAAATGCCAACGGACTTTCGATTTTATAAAAGTATCAAGCTGCATTTAACACTGCCAAAGCGTTACTGTGCACGTCTTACATGCATCAATAACACATTAACACGCGCACATAATCACTCGACACGCACAAGGTTCTCCTTGAAAATCTCTTCCCAGTCAATACGCTTGATTGACTTAAGTTGCTCTAAACGCTGGAACCGTTCGCCAGGGAGAGAAAGTTGGAGGTCCTTGATATCTCGTGCAGTTTTAAGGCCGACGCCAGGAAGAGCATCCGCGATTTGACGGGCAGAGGCCAGATTGATGTTCACCCGTGTATCAATCGGGAAAGTCTCTTTTTTCGTTGGTTTTGCAGGATTGGCGCCTTCTTTTTTCAGGTCTTCTGTCAGACGTACTTCGTTGCGTTCTTGCTCGACAGTCGCATCGAGATGCGGTGAGAGGTCGTCTTCGTTGATATAAAGAACTTCTTCGTTCGCATCGAGGCACATCAGAATACCTTCGCCATGCTGAGATACAACCTCAACAAGACCACCAGTCACTCGATTCTGATACAACATAGCCATAGACGATTACTGATATAGCATACCAAAATTAATCTATCTGGACAATAAAAAAGCGGGCCATTAAGACCCGCTGTATGCATATCAGAGCGAAATTATCACTCGTCGTTACCGCCCACTTGGGAGGCGAAGTCCAGGCTGCCAACGATGTCCATGAAGGAGGTAGCAGCAGCAGGACGGAGGTAGTTAACGCGGCAGATGATGTAAGCGGCCTTGCCAGCGTCCTTATCAGCAGAGCTGATGAAGACACCGTCGCCGTCCACGGAGGTGGAGGTCACAGCGTTGACGTTGTACACCTTGAAGGTGGTGTCAGCGGTGACGCGGTACATCATGGCGTTTGCAGCATCCTGGTCGTCGATACCAGCAGTGGTAACGGAGGTCCAGAAGGGTGCTTCTGCCACGGAAACATCGGATTCACCCTGGGCGATGGTGCCGGAGGAGAATGCGGTGGTGATGGCGGTTGCAGCAGCCAGACCGTTGGCCTGGGTAGCGGGGACGCCATAGGGAGAACCGCTGTTGTCAGGGCCGAACAGCAGGATCTCGGTGTTGGTGCCGTCGATATCTGCAGTCAGAGGAGTAGCAGGATAGGAAGGCTCACCAGCGGAAGGAATGTCCTGGCCGATTGCAATCGAAGCGCTGTAGATGTAAGCGGGACGATCAGCGTCAGCTTGGACCACCAGGGAGGTGCGGTCATCGCGCACACGGTCGCTGGAGCGACGGTCGGGAGAAGGAACCGTCAGGTTGAAGCTCTTGTTGTCGGCTTTGTCAGCGGACAGGTTGTCCACCTTGACATAACCAACCATTTCGTAGAGCTCGAAGCCAGGCCAGCCAAAAACACCTTCGGTGTTGTAGGAGGACAGGCGGTTGATTTGGTTACCGGGCTGCAGGATAGCGCCCTTTTCAGCAGTGTAAGATGCCATTAGTTACGTACCTCCTTTATCACTCAGTAATGGTGAAGGCGGTGGTCACGAAGTCCTTATTCAGGTTCGCGAAACCGGCGTACAGCTGCCAAATCAGGATGATGAAGCGGCTGAAGTCGTCATTGTTGTTGATCAGCACCTGAGCGTTAGGACCGCCGATGCCAACACCAACAGCCTGAGGACCGAAGAACAGACCTGCAGGGGTGGAACGACCAGCAACAGCGCCAGAACCATCGCCGATGTCAACAGTTGCAGTCTTGCTGGGGAAGTTGGTGGACTCGAAGAAGCGCACACCCTCGAACACGAAGCCGGAAGGCATGACGGGCTCTCCAGCCACGAACTGAGCCTGGCCATACTGACCGCCCTGATACAGAGCAGCGTTAGGAGCAGCCATACCCATCAGAGGGTTGGGGGCGCCCATGCCAGGATAACGAGCCACTTCGCGGAAGCCCTGGTCAGCACGCAGGTCCTTCATGAAGGAAGGATCAGCGATACAACGGTAGTAACCGTCTTGGAACACAGGAACGTTGCGCTTACGCAGGCTCTTAACAACGTTCAGGAGGTCAGTCTTGACGTTGAACTTGAAACGCTCAGAGGCGTACTCGGTAGCGGTGTATGCGCCAACGGTGACACCGGTCTTGGTGTGGTCGTTGGGATAGTAGTAGCCGCCTTGGGTGTCGCCGGACTGGCCACGAGACTCAGCCTTGAACAGCTCGTCCAGGAACACACGATCGCGCCAGCGACGATAGTCGTCGAGGAGGGTCAGCGAACCGATGGACTGGTGGAACATGTTGAGGTTCCCGGTGTCCAGCAGAAGACGCTGAGCGGTCATCAGGGTCTCGCGAGCAATCTTGAAGGTGCTCGGGAGATTGGTGTTGTTCGGATCCGCAGGGCCGGTGTACTCACGCAGAGACACAAGCACCTTGTCCTTGACGATCGAACGGCTGTTGGCAGTACCGATCGTTTGGTCTTGGGTACGCTCGCGGCTGGTCTTGGTGCCGGGGTTACCGAAGAAACGGTAACGATCCAGCTGCACGGTCTGACCAGGCTGCTTGGTGAAGTCGTGGACTACGACGGGCTCGCAAGCCATCTCCACGACATAAGCCGGGTGGGGGCGGTACAGTTCCGCACCCAACAGCTTGGGAAAGTCGTTATCGATGAACATAATAGTTTCTCAGCTAAGTTTTAAGCGCTGATACTTGAGGACAAAAGTCCTCGGAATATGGAAATTTTCATTCCATTACAAAAAATTATAGCAATGCTTTATCAATCTGGTTATTTAAGTTTCAGCTGAAATCTCTGAAATCACCAACAGAACGGTATTCGTTTCCGGTTGTCGGTTTGTATTTAGCAGAAGTCTCTTTTTCAAAAGCTTGGCCCGCCATACGGGGAACCTCTGGCTTAGGCTCTGGAGCAGTGAGTTTGGTGTGAACAGCTTCCATCACACCTTTCATTTTGGCGCCCATAATTCTAAATCAGGTAGGAGAACAACCGGGTGGGCAATCAGTCTTGCGCATTGCAGGGCTTTGATAACCTTTTAAAAACTGTTCACGCTCTCTACGCACACGCTCCTGCGTATCCATGTAATTCTCAGCAACAGGAGGTTGCGCAGTAGCTTCAGCAGTTTCAGCGGCCTGAAAAGCTGGTGCACACGGTCCTTCTGTTGGCGCTGGTGCTTTGCCACCGGCAAGGCGAAGGACTGAGCCGCCAGATTTTGATTTACGAGCTCCCATTACATTGCCTCCGGATTCACAAACTGCATCATTGGGTTACCACCCATCATGTTGCCTGGTGAATACTGAGCTGGAGGCACGGTGCCCATCCGACCCATAGGATTTACATAGCCATCCATAGGCTGAAGAGCCGGATTCATTGCCTGAATTTCCGGATTGATAGGACCTTCGGCAGCCGCCTGTTCAGCTGCTGCAGCTAAAACGGCCTTGGCCATCATTGCTTTACCAAGCGCTTCTTTGGCTTTCTTAGAGTCCATCATTTCTTACCTTTTTGGATTGGCATCGGAGGGTAACCAACGGGAAGCTGACCCGTGGGAGGCATCATCTGCATCATTTGATATTGCTGATCTACGCCAATTTGGTTTTGAACCATCTCTGCAGAACTCAGCATTCCAGGAACCAGGAGGCCATTCCGAGGAAGGGGAGAACCAGGGAGGTTGAGCTTGAGATAAGAGTTATCCAGATCGCGTGGCATGCGGGGCTGAGGAGCATTGGGGTTACCCACTTGGGTTTCCATATCCTGCATTCGGAGCGCTGCATATTCGTCGGTGTTGCCAGCCATGACCTGACGCGAAGTGTCGCCAGCACCAAACTGAACAAGGCCGGGAGCACCAATCGGACCGCCAGCAGTACCAATTGCCGCCAAAAATTGATCAGCTTTTTCTCTTGCTCCTGCCTTTTTCTTAGCCATAATATATTAAAAAAGTGGGGGCAGTTTCCTACCCCCTATTTTAGACTTAGTGAAGTCTAGGTATCACTCCATCACGAGGAGCTTGTTGCGGAACACCTCAGGATTCTGCTGAGCAGAATTCAGATAACGCCAGGCGTTAGAGGGGTCGCGGTCGGCCAGGTTGCCGAAGCTGTTCCAGAAGTCGCCAGCGTTGGCAGGAGCCTGGGGCTGGGGAGGAACGGGCATCTGAGGACGGGTGGGGGCAGCCTGCTGCTGGAGCTGCTGACCGACTTGCTGGACGCCCTGAGGAGCCACGGGAGCAGCCTCATCGGGGATCGGGTGAGGGCCGTTCTCGCCGAAGAACTCACAGGTGTAATCGGCGAGCACGTCGGGGTCAGTCAGGATGGCTTCATAAGCCTTGTGCTCATTGGAGAGCTCCTGAAGCAGTTCACAAGCCTGGACGAGCTGCTGGTTGGTTTGGATCAGAGCATCCTCAACCTGACAGGCATAGTCGTTCAGAACCTTGGGGACATCAGGACCGAAGTGGTCAATGATCTCAAGACTTGCTTCGCTTACTCCGTTGGCGCGGAGCTGGTCCGGGCTGATCTCCAGAGAGGTTAGGGAAGAGTCGCTGGAGAATGCCTGGTTGTTGTTGATCGAAGGCGAAGAGGTCTGCATCCCCAGGCTGCTGAATTGGGGAGCCTGTTGGGAACCGTAGCTGGCCGGGTCGATTGCTTGGGTCTGAGTCGATTGTTGACCCAGGGACGGGAATTGGACGGGCGAACTCAGGAGTCCCACCACCTTGTTGAATGCTTCCCGGTAAGGGTTCTCCGCTTGTGGAGTCGCCTGGTACTGCTGGGGTGCGGACTGAATAGGGGTTGAGACCGGCGCTTGGGCTGCCATCTGGGCCGGCATTTGCGGGGCTGGGGCCGTCACCTGCTGGTACGGCGCCACCCATTGGTTGTTGGTAGAAACCGCCGGAGCCTGTGCCGCCGTCTGCGCTACCGGAGCCGCGTAGCTGGTCGGTTGGGTCGGGGATACTTGGGGTGCCGATTGGGTCGGCATTGCGGTATCGGCCTGCATAAGTTACCTCTTTTTGTAGGCTTTCGAGTGTGCGATAAAGGAAGGGGGTGAGATCTAGTCTCGGATCCGCAGCCATCGGAAGATTTGGTTGCTGCGGATGTGGTGTCCGCATCTCTTGATTGATGAGATCAATGAATGCGGAGTAAGCCCTCTGTACTTCCCCTACCACACGGAATGGGAAACCGGAGAGCATGCCCGCGATCTCGTCATCCGTTTTAGAAGGGAATAGATACTTCAGTGCTTCAATGCTATCAACACCTAACTCTTGCAAGTTTCTGGTGAAAATAGACTGGTTGAGTTTATCCTGTGTTGTATCTTCATACACAGGTCCAAGCCAACGCCAGTGAACAGTTCTATCACCGTCCGGCGCCAGACCAAGAACACCTGGAGGTAGTTCCTGATCTTCGATTGCCTTGTCAATCGCAGCTTGTAGTTTCTTCTCATAACGAGCTTTTGCTTTCTCGTATTTTTCGAGTGCTTTCTCGTCAGGTTCTTCAGGTAAAACGGGATATTTAATCCCGCTCTCGTAAGCCATAGACTTACGGAAAATCTGTTCTTCTTGGAAGATGATCAGCTCGAGGCAACGGCAGATGCCATAGGTGTAGAGCTGCAAACACTTCTTCTTGGCTGTGGCACTCACACGTCCATAAGCCGACTTGTACTCAGTGGCGGTGACGTTGGTGATGCTCAGATCGTCGATACCACCTAGAGCAAGGCGGATCTCACTACGGAGCTGTTCCGCGTAACGAGCCTGGTCAGTACTGACAGCATTCGGTGTAATGAATCCGACCCGGTCAGTAGGCTCCAGGTTTGCAATGACCCTTGGCACACGCATGCCAGAACCCGGCTTGCCGTTGTAGCCCGGTGACTCACGAGTAACGTTGT